CATTAAAAGTGTACGGTGTGGTAATTGATCAAAAAATTTATTACCTATTTGAAGATGAATTTGAAAAAGTGGAGGAAAAATGTTAATTATTGGTCTAGGCAACGCAGGTTGTGCAATTGCCAAACACTTTAAACAACATAAACAATACCATGTTGAAATGTTAGATGAAGGTAAAGGAATAGAAAAATGTAAATCCGTTGAAGAGTATGATTCAATACAATATAGACCTCGCAAGAAAGCCATCAAATCCGCCAAGGAAGGGATTCTATTCGTTTGTGGTAGTGGAATGATATCTGGAGCGAGTCTAAGGATTCTAGAGGGCTTATTGCACGTTAAAATGACCGTTGTTTACATCAAGCCTGATCTTGAATATTCTTCAAACATTGAAAAACTAAGACACAAGGTGCATTTTGGTGTTTTACAAGAATATGCTAGGTGTGGTTCGCTGGAAGAATTAATATTACTGGATAATAAATTATTATCTGATTTTGTTGGATACGGGACAGTTTTAAAATACTACGACAAAATTAATTATTACATTTATTCACTGATACACACTCTAAATTATTGTAAAAATGTAAAACCGGATTTTGATTCACTTCACACAAAGAAAAATATTAGTAGAATTTCAACGATTGGTTGGGGGTTGTTTGGAGAAAGTGAAGAAAAAATGTTCTTTTTACTTGACAACGTTACTGAATCTTGTTATATTATAAATATAAATAAAAACGAACTTGATAACGATATCACTGTTATGCCAAGTGCGCGAGCAATGATTAAGGATAATAAAGATCAAAATATTGAATCATCCTTCGGCATCTGGTCCACAGATGAAGAACAAAGTTATTTTTATGTAAGACAATATACACACTTTATACAGGAGAAATAATGGAATTAATTTTAGCCACCGCAGTATTTGTTTTCGCATTCACTTGGGTGTGGATGCAAATTACAAAAAAACTATAAAAAAATACTTGACATCTTGGGGTTTTGGGCATTTTATCCTTAAAAATGCTCTTTTTTATTTTTCTTGGAGTTAAAAATGACAGTAAAAACAACAAAAGTTCAAACAGCAAAAAATGTTTTCAGTACCCTAGGGATTCCATGGAAAGAATCTTACGATGGATCAAATGGAGGTACAGTTACTGCTGAGGCTTGGAGAGATTTACACGAAGAAGTTAAAAAGATTATGAAAAAACTTGACACAGTTTAAAAAATGTGTTATATTATAACTATAAGTTGATTTATACAACTTAAAATAAACTGGAAGTAAGGTTAAAACCCTGCTTACCTTAAAAACATAACAATTAGGAGAACTATTATGGCTATTGATGTAGCAGCGATGCGCGCCAAACTTGAAGCATCTAAAAATGGCAACAAACGAAAAAATAACGATACGAAATGGAGACCATCTCAAGGTGATCAAACCATTCGTATTCTACCTACAGCAGATGGAGATCCTTTTAAGGAATTCTTTTTCCATTACAATGTAGGAAAAAACCCGGGTATTCTTTGTCCCAAAAAGAACAGTCATATTGAAGGAGACAGTTGTCCAATCTGTGATTTCGCTTCTGAACTTTGGAGACAAGGTTTAGATCAAGATAGTGCAGAACTAAAAACAGAGGCTAAAAAACTGTTTGTACGTAAACGATACTACTCTCCTATCATTGTTCGTAACAAAGAATCAGAGGGTGTAAAGATTTGGTCTTATGGAAAGCAAGCATATGAAACCCTTCTGGGTTATGTCCTCGACCCTGATTATGGTGACATTACTGATCCTGAAGTAGGTACGGATATTGTCCTTAATTATGATATTCCCGGTACCCCCGGATCCTTTCCTAAGACCACTCTTAAGCCTCGTAGGCGTCCGAGTGTTTTATGCGATGACGCAATCGCAGATTGCGAAGAATTAATTGACTCTGTACCTGATATTGGTGGTTTATTTGAACAAAAATCAACAGATGAAATCAGACAGATTTTAGATGATTTCCTATCAACAGATCAGTCCTCCGAAAATAGATCTAGTGAAACATCCAAATACAACAATAGAGACTCGGACGTCTCAAAGGCCTTTGAAAATTTCATGAAAGATGAATAATCCATAGTCCTCCTTGTTGTAGGGTATGCCACCCGCCCTTGGTTAAAAAAGGGTGGCACTTTAACAGTGTTTTTATGCACTAATTTATCTAACTAAGTAGGAGTAAAAAATGGATAAACAACAAATTTCAAACGCTTTTTATGTAGCGTCATTAGCATCGGTTATGGTGTCAATATTAACTTGGGTGTTTGCTGGTGAGGACCCTGCTCACGCTGAAAGATTTGGTATTTTTATTGGATTGTGGGCACCGACTCTGATGGGTCTTGCAAACTACTACAGGGAGTAATTATGAACTTAATGGAATTCCTGTTTGCCGTTACAACTGTGTTTGGTTCAACCGCTGTAGTAACATTGTGGCAGTATCTTATATACAAGATAGACAATGAAGAAGAAAAAAAGGAACAAAGCGAAGATATAAGAATAGTTAAATAATCAAAAGGAGGTTACATGGCTTATAAATATCCAACAGCAGTAATCGGCAAAACGGTAACAGTGCACTATATTGGAAAACTTGAAGATGATCAAGAGTTTGACAATTCATACACTAGGCAAAGACCGATTACATTTACACTAGGCCAAGGACAAATTATCAAAGGTTTTGAACAGGCTGTAATTGGTATGAATCCCGGAGATAAGAGAAATATATCTATTATGCCTGAAGATGCATATGGTGTAGTTAACGAAAACTTATTCCAATCTTTTGAGCGAAGTAAGTTTTCTCCGGATTTTGTTCCGATTGAAGGAGAAATGATATCAGTGCCGGCTCAAGACGGTAAAGTTTACCCAGCGCTTATTGATAAAGCAACAGATGAATTAATAACATTAAATTTTAATCATCCAATGGCTGGAAGAAAACTCAATTTTGAAATTGAATTAATAGACATAGTAAAGGATAATGTAAATGGGGAAAGTGATAAAAATGAAAACAACAAAACCGGGCAAGATTGATATTGCTGCAATGAAAAAGTTCGTCAATAAAAAAGCCGGACTTGATGTTGCACACGATCTCCGTCAGGATAATCCTACGGAGGTTAAGACTTGGATCCCTACCGGATCTAGGTGGCTTGACTCTATAACGTGTAGAGGAAAGTATGGTGGTATTCCTGTTGGAAAGATCACCGAGATTGCTGGGCTGTCTTCAGCCGGTAAATCTTTTATGGCAGTTCAAATAGCCGCCAATGCTCAAAAGATGGGCCACACCGTGGTCTACTTTGATGCCGAAAGTGCTATTGATCCAATGTTTCTAACTAATGCTGGTATCAATACAGATGAACTTCTGTATGTGCAAGCAGTGTCTGTTGAAAAAACATTGGAGGCTATTGAAGATCTTATGGGTGAATGGCCTGAGACTCAATTTTTATTTATTTGGGATAGCATTGCTGCTACTTCCTCTGAAAAAGAAATAGAATCAGATTTTAACCCACAATCAACAATGGCAGTTAAGCCTCGCATTTTTGCAAAGGCTTTTCCAAAACTCACAATCCCGTTGGCTAATCAACAGTGTACGCTAGTTTTGATTAATCAACTAAAAACCAATATTACCAGTAACGTGGCTGAAATGATGACTACGCCATACACTGCACCCGGTGGTAAGGCTATAGGATACTTCTGCTCTATGCGTGTTTGGTTGACCAAGCGCAAGGCGAAAGCGGCTTACGTTACTGATGATACTGGTTTGCGGATTGGTTCCGAAGTAAAAGTCAAGATTGAAAAATCTCGCTTCGGGACAGAGGGTCGTACTTGTGCCTTCAAGATACTTTGGGGTGACAAAGTTGGAATACAAGATGAAGAATCTTGGCTTGAAGCCCTTCGCCTATCCGGATCATCTAAGTTCAGGGTAGGTGGAGGTTGGTACTACCTTACCGACTCTAAAGGTAAGGAACATAAGTTCCGAGCCTCCTCTTGGACCACAAAACTAAAAGATCAAAAGTTTAGAACAATGGTTTTTGAAATTATGGATGAAGAGATAATAAGAAAATTTGATACCGATGGTAAAAACTTTTCTGTTGATAAAGAAGATTAAAATAAATCCTTTGAGTACTGCTCGTTTCCACCCCCCATTCCTTAATTGGTTTGGGGGTTTTTTCTTTATTTATTTGACAAACTATCAACAACACGTTATATTATAAATATAATACGGAGGACATTATGAAAAAGATATTGATAGAGTGTGCCTCC